GGACGTCCTGCGGGGCTGTCAGCGCCATCGGGAGCGGATAATATATTGAAAATCTGCTCCACATCATTTTCCTCAAACTCTGCACCCGGGTCATCTCGAAAATCCTCATCTATATCTCTCCAATCGATATCGGTAGCATCGTCTGTATTGTATCTATTCTTCTTTTTTGATTTAGATGCCGGTTGCTCAGGCTGTCCCGAAAGTCGGGGCTGTCCCGAAAGTCGGGGCTGTTGCTGCCCAGGTGTCGGTGTCGGCCGAGCCGAAGGGGATTGTCGGCTTCGCGAGGAAATATCACTCCCCGGGGTTGAGTCGGAAGGATCGTTCTGCAGTCGTCTGTTACCAGAGGCTTGTAGTTTCTTTGCACTGACTATGCCTATTGCATTGTTAATTTGCTTGTCATCGTAATCAGTTGCAAATTTTAAAAAGTGAATGACGATATCTGCTGTTATTGGTTTTCGATAAGATAGTTTTCCAGAAGCACTTGCGTTTGTACCCACTAAACTATTGTTCTTAAGATACTGTATCCACTTCTTAACAAGAGGGTCGGTATTAGATGACATCTGATTCATCATCCCTGCAACCGCCCTTGATCCGTTTTACCATTCTAGTAAATCTGCCAGGATCTGCACCTCTTATGCTAGACACGAATCGCTTTTTCAGTGACTCAGCCTCCTCTGCACTAAATGATTCGTCGATAGACTCCATCAGATTAATAGCAGAAACTATTATGTGCTGGGCACGAGCTTCAATTAAGTCTTCTTTGCTTTTTTGGGGCACATAGGAGCTTATCTCCTCTAAAATGGATTTGCTTCTTCGATTAATTGACAATTTAGTTATCTCCTGTCTATTTCACGTATTTATCTATAATCTAGTTTTTCTTATTCTTAATGAAGGCCCTTAGTATTGCTGCTCCGGCAAGCGGGTCGGGCTTGTTTTCCCTTCGAGTGATAGATGTAACGTCCTCCGATTCGACACCTAATTTCTCACTAGCCCTGATAATACTCTTTTGCTTTAGCTTCTCATAAATATCCTTAGATGTAGCAGTAATGGCGCCATCATCCCCTTCCTCTAAGTCACTAATCCTTAGGCTCCTGTTGTTAAATGCTAAATCGACCTTGGATCCTACACCCGAACTAGATCGAGTTTTCATAAACTGGATCTGATAGCGACCGCCTTCCTTCATCGCGGCGCTAGTAAAAATGCCTATGACATTATCTGCTGTGTTAACTTTAGAGATACCACCAGCGATGTGACTAGGATCGAATTCTATTTGTTCGTACGAATTGCGATTTAGCTGGGATGCAGATACAGTCACTGTCTGCAATTCTACTGCTAAGTTACGTAGCTCTTCTGTTATATATTTGTCCTTAACAAACAAATTTTCTGCAGATATCTTTTTACTCATTGGCATCATTAAGTCTAAGTAGTCAACTAAAATTGCATCGACTTTGCGTTTAGCATATATCTCATATTCCTTGATGTAAGCTCGTATATCGTTGGAAGTACACCCATTAGGCAGTTGCTTAACCCTTAACGACCCTCCACTTTTTTGCTGCGATGATCTGACCTTCATGTGTACATCGTCGATATTTCTCATGACTTCTCGGGTCTCATACCCAGTGTGCATCGCATCTATACGCATAGCACACAATTTTTCACTTAGTTCCAAGGAAAGGTATACCACATTCAGACCAGACATGGCCCAATTTACTGCAAGGTTCTGTAAGAAAAGGGATTTTCCTGCACCGGAATTATGGGACGATATTCCGTTAGTATAGTACCTGTGATTTTCACTATCTACTACCAAATCAAATACAAGATCTGTTTCATTTGTATCCAGAATATCAGACACTATTCTAAATCCGTTATCGGATAATAATTTATCACCTATTTGTAAATTAATTATAGATACCCAGCACCCGTATATATTCTCAAACATATGCATAGGAGACGCTGTAACATATGTACCGTCGGTAAATTGGACGCAATAAATTTCATAACTTCCCTTGCTAATCAAATGCTTAACTGGTACATAGCCATCCGGCGAATCTACAAACCAATCATTTTTACATTTATTTAAATCAAAGATATTATATTCGATCGGTTGCATTTCAAGATATAATCTTTCAAATGTGTCTATGTCCTGAGATTGATATTTAATTAATGTTTCTCTATCGTAAAACTGTGATAGGTATTCAATTTTTTCGTAATTCATTTATTTTAAAATTCCTATTTTTTAAATCATTATTCCAGAATACATAATATTTTGTGCCTGTAAAAGTATTTAATATGTGATTTTTCTTTATATTATCGTTTCGATAACTATCCCCGTAAGTCCCGAGATGTGGCAAAGGCTTGTTATCTACTTCTATTATTTTATTAGATAATTCTTCTTTATAATCTGAGAAATTTATATGCCCGGGGCCGTGAAACTCCATAATACACAGTAATTCTTTCTTCGCCGAATCTGCAAATACAGCTAAATCATATCTTCTAAATCCTGCAGTGGGTATCCATTGGAAATACTGTTCAGTTGGTGCACCGAACATACAATTTTCTCTATTGATATTATTTTGTTCTATAAATAGATTTACTGCCTGCATTTCCTGGCCGTTAATATTAAAGGATTTCTGAAGGGTCTTTAAGTAATGAGCCGACCTTTCGTCTTGTGTCTTGTTTTTCCAAGTCTGTTTCCGCTTATTGCAAGCATATCTGTATTTAATTGCACCTTCTATAGTTCCGTATTTCTCTATATAAAACGGTAACCCGCGTGCCTGATATGTTGTTACTAATACCTCAGCAGATTCTTTATCGTATCCCTTCTTTTCCCAGTATTCAACACACCTTACACTACACTTTCGATGATTTTTATTTCGGGAACTACCGGAGGCCATGATCTGATGATTTCTTACCTTCTCTATCGCCTCTGCTTCGGTAAATCCTTGATTTGTCCAATATATCTTTCTCGATGGAAAATAATCTTTGATTTTCGATAAATTATTATTCCATCTCTTTAAACCTAATTCGGCTCCATACAAAATACAAAAATATTCGACACTCATTCTCTCATGTTTTAAAAGATCGAATTCTCGACTAATAACATCGGAATACCCTTGTTTTAAAAACCAGGCCAGGCGCATAAAATGATCTTGCGATTTTCTATAACCGCGCAAATCGAAATAGTCTAATAATCCACTTTCCTGTTCTGGTGTCAATAATATATCTGATAATATTTTCTTAACTACTTTTATGTTTAAAAACTTCCTGATATACATTTTCCTGTTCATAATAAATTCCCTTTTGCTGATCACTCTGGCTAAAGTATTTATCAATATCTATAACTCTTATTGCTTTTACTTTGGTGTCCGCAGTAACGCACTGACCTGCAAATATTGTTAGTTCGCCTTTATTAAGTCCGCCGTATAATTTTTCATCTACTGTTTTCCACCCCGTAGAGCACTGACCTTTGCCTTCCCGAATAGCCTCTAGGCGCTCTTTCGGGTTTGCGTAATAATCTGTTCCCAGGTCTTTAACTAGTGCAATTTGTACAGCCGCTTTAATAGTTGCCTCGACTTCCCCGTATCTTCCTTCGTCGAGTAGATCAGGAGATGCAAGAATGGCATCTCTAAGTGCTTTGTGTCTACAGAATTTTTCAAACTCTCTCAGAAACCATTCGTCATGCAGGGCGGCCTCGGCCTCCATCATGTTAATTTCTTTCCTAGTAACCGCTTTGATTTGTACTAAGGATGGTATGCTCACGAAGTCTGTGCTATATCCTTCAATAAATGCCACTGTGTCCCTGTTTTGCTTATCGTCGAAATACTCGGACTTCAATATTCCTTTGCATCTGACAAACAGGTCAGGTTTACTCATCATGAAGCTAATGAACAGATCTTCTATGTCCGTACTGTAGTCATTAATTTCGCTTGCGTTTTCTGTCTCTAGCATTTTGTTCAATGTCCCATGTAATTTGAATCTTTTCTTTCCCTTCTACTGCTGTAGAAATTATAGAATATGTTGTTAAAAGTCTTCCGTATTTTTCGGAAGCGTGGGCCGCGTCTTTTATTATCGGATCCCAATTGGGAAAAGACACTGCCCAGTTATTCTGTATCGCAACGTCTACCAAATCTTTGCCTTTTTTATCTCTGTCGGGGCATACTATGACTTGCTTTTGCAGTCTATTTATTATATCAATCTTTGTCTGCCCTATTTCTCCAAGTATAGCTAGCCCGTCTACTGACCATGCATCTAATACACCTTCCAGGACAAGTGCATATTTCCTTGTCCAATCCTGATGGTTGTCCAAATTATAAACAAAATCCTCCGGGCACTGTTGGTAATATTTAGGTATGGACTTTCCGTCTGTGTTATAACAAAGTCGAGATGTAAATCCTACCACCTTATCTTTATAAAAATAGGGAATGATTAATCTCTCGTTTATATTAAAGAATTTGTCAGGAGACCAATAAAACTCGTCTAGATTATAGATTTCTCTATCAATTGTGTAATTAACAACCTTTAGAAAATAGGGATCGTCCAGGCCATTTTCTAACCAAACACTAATTGGAAGTGCACCATTTGGTAAGTCCATCGGTTTCCACTTTTGAAAAAGTGTTTTGAATTTCTGCTCCAGAGTTATTGTTTCGTTGTCGCCATCCCTGATTGATAAAATGCTATTCTTTTGTTTAAATATTTCAAACTCTATTTTATCTACAAATTTTCTGTCTATGTTTAGTTGACTGAGGAAAAACTTAAACGATCCAGACAACTCTTTACCCTCAGAATACCCAGAGGAGAATCCACAGTTAAAGCAATTACATGCTATAGATTGTGGGTTAAATTGTATTCCGAATCTATGACGAGTATCCCGCCCGTGTCCCTGGGTATGACAAAGGGGGCAATTTCTTTTATTCCATCCCTTGGGGGCTTGTTTTACTGGGCCTAGGTTTTGTCGAATAGCATTGGTTAATATGTCTATGATCATCCAGACATTATAACAGGGTAATTGTTGGAAATCAAATACTCTATTCTTCGCAATTCCACTTGTCTAATGCAAGTTTCTTTCTAGTAGGTTCCCCATTATCCTTCTTCATAGGTCCATCCATGCCACCCATCCTGGCACAGAATGACTTTCTGCGCTTAGCATCTTTGCTACCGGCTTTGAGTTTCGAAGGCGGGGTGGTTACTGCTTTCTGCAACTTAGATCCAGGATTTTCTTTTCGATATGATGCCACACCCTTGTCATTGAGTCCGCCGTTTTTGTTTTTGCCCTCTTTCTTCTTCCATGCAGCAGATTCTTGTAAGATCTCGTCTAATGTCATATTTTATTCCCTATCGATTACTTATTGCACTTATATAAGAACCTGGAGTGATATATTCTCCAGTAATGCCTTTATTGATCCAGCGCTCAAGTCCTTACAATTAGCTTTGTCATTTTACCGGCATCTAATACCTCAGTAGACGGTGTCCATCTAAATTTGATCCACATGAAATTTGCTGCAAATGTCCATGCCTGAGTGCCGGTATATCCTTTGTACCTAATATCTCTGGACATGGATGATGGATAAATCTTTGTCCAATGTGTAGATTGCAAATAAGGGTCTGGAGTTGACTCGAGTGAGCCAAAAATTTCCAATACACCTGTTGCATTTTCCGTATAGGTCGAGAAAGTATGTACTGAATTTATATGATTTCTGACTCTGCCGCCGGGAATCCTAGAAGTATACAAGCAGGGTGCCGGGGACTTGGATAATGAAGGAATTACGTCCTGCGACCAATGCTCTCTGAATATAGTTATACTAGGAGATGGTGTCTTAAAGGCTTGTTCGGTAATCTCTATCTGCATCGCAACGTCATCATTCATGTTACTATATAGAGGCTTTTCGACATAGTATCCAGGAATATTAGCAACAAAGTCTTCTGTTCTGATTAGTACGATTTCATGAAGGCCGGCGTGTATCAGAGCAAGATCTCCCGAGTCTAGTTCTAGAGTGATTATGCCTTTTGCAGGACCTAGTCTGCATAACTTTTCTATTTCCACCTTCCTGTTATCTGGATCAATAATCCTGGCATAGACTTGCTGATTACTTGCAATGTCCTGAGGAGATCTGTCAGGCCCCAACACCCTAAAGATTAGTTTATTATCCAACCCTTTGTGCGCTTTCATGCTTATATTATTATTCATTGGTCCATTGTCCTTATAAGGGCAGAAACTGTCACCTACGGCCAGCAATTGCCATACATGATCGTATAAATATAGTTTGTGAAAAGTTACATCCATTTGCCCGCCTTTGTTATATTTATCAAGAAAGGTGTCAAAAAAAGGATCCAAAATTACTATAACTGTATAAATATATTCATATGATTAATTCGCAAGATATCCAGATAAAATTTCCCTTTTTAACCGGGTTAAAGTCTTATACCCAAGAATATATAGGTATTATTCAGAATTCCGATGACAAAATCATTAGTTTTTACGATTACGAGTCTATAAGAACATCGGCGGAAAAAATAGTATTTCTAGAACACGGGGAAACATGGTGGTGGGAGAGTAATAGATTATTACCTATTAACATATTTTTGCAAGGGCAGATGATACCGTTTCGTTACTGTCTAAAAACAGTAGTAAATAAAGATATCGAAATAATGTTTGGCTCAGTTACAAGTCTAAATAATATTATGAAAAAACGCATTAAAAAGCGTCAAATTCAACTAATACGTAAGTCTGACTAAGGTAGTACGGGTCTAGTCCAGGCCCATACATCGACCCCGCAATCCCATATTCTGTCATATCCATGATCTTGCATATTCTCCCATTCGGTGCGGCCAGGGTTGAAATTATCTAGTAATTTAGATAGTTTATGCTTTTGATATTTCATTCTATTTTCAAAAGATTTATAATTATTTGTATAATAGTAAGATGGTGGAGAAGTAGATATAAATTCGAATCCCAAATTACCATAAACTGCCCCACTTCCGTACTGTTTGTCGGAATAGCTAATAACATTCTCTGGATTAACAGTCTTAATAAAATGTTTAAATAATTTACTCGCTCCGCCTATCACAGTTGTGCCGAGTATTGTGGAAAATCTAAGAAGTTCCCATTTATATGCAGAATTAAATCGTGGCTTTCCAAATGTCATAACAGAATACAGCGTATCGCCAATATATAGCCCGATTTCGACCGATGAGCCGCAGTCACCCTGCAGATGAGAGTATTCTAAAAATTTAACTTTGTCCGACTTAGACACTGGACGTATTTCACACTTCCTTGCGTAGATTTTTTTAGAACAATTAAACTTATTCGAAATTCTAGATTTAATTATATCCTTCTTTGTATTCCACAGATGTTCCCAAACAAAGAACACATCTATCCCTCTTTCCTTACATGCGTTCAGTTTATCGATATGATACTTGTTTCCTCGATTATTTAATTCACTATGCCAATACGACCCATTAACCTCTATGGCAAATAAGATGTCATCGAAATAAATATCTAATTCTTTCGGTGATATAATCTTACGTGTATCTGTTTGCATAGATAAAATATTAGATAAACTTAGAGATTTTATATATTCGATGACCTCTTGCTGAATGCTAGATTTGAATGTAATCTGTATATTAAACTGCTTAATTCTCGATCGTAATGTATCAATTGATATGTCTAAGAATTTGGATAACCCGACAAGGCCGTAACGAGTTAATAGTAATATTAATTCTTGCTCATTATCTATAGCAGCTCGTACTGCGGATGGTATAAGCGATAATTGAAAACTTGTTGCTCCATACTTTTCGACACATGTATCCCTGATCTTGGACTTAGTTGATTCGAGTAAGTGGGTTGATCTAATTTTCTCAATTATTGAATCTGCCTTGGATGCAATCTCATTACCATATCTAGCCTTGCATGTTTCCCTTATTTTTAATTCAATCTCTTTACATAAGATAGGGTGTTCAACGCCATACCGTTCTAATAACGTTTTTCGTCTCAATTCTCTTATCAAATAATCAGACTGTGGATTGCCGTTATAGTTTTTCTCCCATGTGTTAGTTTGTTTGCTCTTTAACTCGCTATTCTGGCACGCAAAAGGCACTCCATACTTTTCTATCATAGATGCTTGCTGCCTGGCCCTGACTTCTGCTAGTTTAAATGGGTTAGATACCCCATATTTTTTAATATTACTATCGGTACGAGTATTAATAATGTCTATACTTTTACTTGGGTTATCGACACCATACTTCTTTATGTTAGTGGCTTTTCGTTTAATGATTGTATTTTTAGAATTATGTCTGGACCTGCACGACATTGAGCAGAAATCAGACTGCTTACCGTGTTTTGTTATTATCGCATCTGCATCACAATTAAGACATTTCATAGTATGCTCCTTAAATGGTATTTAGCATCCCAACATACAGTTAATCTTTTTCCATTCTTTCTATCAGAAGATTAAGGTTTACTACGATGGCGATTGCATACGCAATTCCGTGACCTCTTTTAAATTGATAGCTGGACATAACTTCCTTTTCCCATACCTTCTTTTGTATTTCTTCCCATGGGGAGTTTTTTAAATAGGACTTCGACGGACGAATAATTGCAAGTATCATAGCTAGGTCTTCTACCGATGTAGGTTTGTACCTGACAAGTAGGTCGCTGTGCCCCTTCAAATGAAACAATTGATCAGTAACCTCCTGATATAGGAAGAAATCCCACGGAGGTTCCCTGTCTATAAGACGAAGCAGATGGTCCTCGTTTTCTATCCCTGAGTACATGTTTACATTGAGAAAGTCTATCTTAAAATATCCATACTCGTTTGCAATTCTGTGATCTAATGTAGATGTATTCGTGACGGGATCTCTAGGAATATTCTGAAAATATACACCAGTTGGGTGCTTCTCGAATTTGTCGTTTGGACGATCTATCCTGCCATATATACACTCCATACTGTCCAGTATCTTATCTCTTCCGAATACGTCTATGTCTACATCAGTTGCTACTTTTTTCAAAATATGATCTCATAGTAAATACTAATCGGCATTCTTTAGCCATCAATTTATATCCCTATCGTACACTGGTAATTGAAATTTTAAGGAAAAGGCCACTGCATCGTCGCAATGTGCAAACGAAACCACATGTGGTGACCATTCATACTTAAAGTCATTCTCCAGACGGTTTAACGATATCCATTCATACACCTCTACTAAGTGTATGGCGTTCAGTTTAAAGTACACAGGGGTATTCATATGCCGGCCTGTTCCAGTAAATCTTTAATAAAATCTACATCATCATCCTGTTTTTTAAACTTTTTCATCCAGAAGCCGGGGTCTATGATATCCGCGATCATTTTAGAGTGATCTTCGCTGAATCTGCCCA